TTGATTTAAAATATTCGCATCGTTAGGGTCAAATGTGCCACGGTTGCCGATTGCGGATTTGATTTGGTTTGGCGAGAAAACTGCGTAATTAAGCGTGTTGCCACCTTCTGTTACGACAATTCCATCATATCCATTACGCTTCAACAACGGCAAAGCAATATCGTTATCTTCTATAATTGTCCAATCACCAGATTCAACTGCTGACATAAATTCAGCATCGTTACGGAATCCTTCTGGCAAGGCATTCAGAAGTAAATCAACATCCTTTTTATTTCTAAAATCCCACGGCTTTTTTATGCTTACAAAAGCAGGAATTATATTTGCACCGCCAGCTTCTTCATTCGGACTGTAATCAATATTACTTGCTGATGAAATACCAAATCCTGCTGCGAAATTTTCATCAGTCGAGAAAAAATACAAACCATTTCTACTTTGTTGAAAAGTACCAAAGCTTTCACCAGTACCATGATAAACAACCAAAGGCTTACCATCAGCGTCAATTACCTTACTATCACCAAACCAAGCCTTAAACTCAGGCGTATCAACTTGTGATTCAGACTGATTAAGAATATTTGCATCGTTCGGGTCACGATACATTAATTCGCTTATTTCAAAATCTTTGTTTTTGCCTTTGTTCTCAACAAAACCAAATTTTTTATAAAACTTAATCAGTTTATTTTTATTACCACCAAAATCTTCAGATGGTGAAAGTGTTATGCGTTGATTTGTTGAATCTGCGTAATCAACAAGCTCTTGAATAGCTTTACTGCCAATCCCATTGCCGCGATTGTTTTCAGGAACTACTATTTTAGATACGTTAATTATTCCGTTATTCTCAGAAACAAAGCTTTTGATTTCTGCACTATCCCAAGACTTAATGACATCTTTTAGTTTATAAGAGCTTTGATTAAACTGATTATTCCCTACCTTAGTTAATATGCCTTTAAACGCTGGTGATGTTTGATAAGCTTCAGGATTGCGCCTTAATTCATCTAGCGCCTGATGTGGATATTCAAACCCTAGCATCTGCTCTTTTGATAAGGCGCGTAAAACCGTTTTTTGTTTAGGATTAGCCGCTTCATACAATGCATCATAAGCATCTTGTGGCGTGTAGGTTTCATCGTAAACCACTTGTGATAGCTTAGATAAACTGCTCAATGCTTCATTCTTGCCGACTATATCATTCTGCTCAAAGCCGTTAGCCGTTACATTTCCACTTACTTGCAATGGATAGCGTGCGTAGGCTTCAGCAGGCGTGATGCCTAAATTGCTTGCTAGTGTTGAATACCACGGTGCAACCAAACCATTGACATAGGCTTGATTGTTTTGCGGTGTGAATCTACCCACTGCGTTTAATTGGCCCAATAGGTTATCGCTTACCTCAGCAATCGATTGTGTCCATGCTTCATTGTCTTGGTATTGTTGAGCTACTTGCTCAGCCTGACGTTGCAATTCTTCGACTGCACCATCTAATTGCGTTTGTGCTTCAAATGCACTAATGCCGTTTTCATCTGCGCGTAAGTGTTGGAGTATCGCACCACCAAATTCAGTGCCAGCAATCGAAGCACCAAACTCACCCACTGGGATAACCAAGTCAACACCTTGTGCGATGGCCTCTTGCAATTGCTGGTTAATCACTGGTGATGATTGCATCAAAGTGTTTAAATCAACGCCTTGCTTTTCCGCTTCTTCTACAAAAGTACGCGCATCAATGTAAACTTCATCTAAACCATTCTCACCACCTGCCTCTTGTAAGAACGTGGCGAAGTCTTGTGCTGAACGTTGCTTGAGTTTTGATTGTTCTGCTAGTTGCTGAATATTAGCAAAGGCTTCCATTGAGCTATTGGCGGCCTCGCTTTGATACTGCAGCTTCTCTTGTTCGGTTGAAACGTAGTTGCCAGCCACTTCAATAGATTTTGCAATCGCTACCTGCCCTGTTGTGCCGACTAGGGTAGCAATGGCAGTTTGTAGCGCCGCATCTGGGCGCTCAGCTAGATACTCGCTAAACGGCTTGTCTTTGTTTAATACAGCCCACTCATTTAAGTCTTGCAATACAGTTGCTGCTTGTTCACCGATTTGCTCTTGAACGTTGCTAATCAACACTGTTTTTAATAGCCCATCTTCACCACGTAACCCTTTAAACAGAGTATCAACTGGAATTTTCTCAGTCGCCCACTCAACTGCCGCTTGCGAACCTGCATAAACTAATGCCTGATTTGCATCTAAGCCTTGCTCACGCGCCTTTGCATACTCTTGACCGCCTGCAATGCCTACCATCGCATTTAATGCCAATGATGGATTGTTACTTATCACGCCTGCTAATAATGGCGGTAAGTTCATGCCGAGTGATTCAAAACCACTATTGACAGCACCTTCTACAAAACTTTGCTCACTTCTATCACCAGCAATCGCATCAGCAACATTTGATTGTTGCTTAGATAAATTGAGTAAGCCTTGCTCAGCAACACGCAATGGGTTAGCTGGTAATACTGTGCCAACTAATGGCTCTAGCAACGGTGCTAATACCCCAAACGGTGAAGCCAATGCGCCATAAACGCCTTGCCCGATTCTGCCTGTAGAACCTGCCGCAATAGAACGACCAAAACTGCCCACCACATCACCAATGCCTCGCTCAACTACTCTATCTCTGCCGCGCTCAATGATGTTGCTAAACTGCTGGTCACTCATGGCACGGCTTAACTCAGAGGCTTCACGAAAACCTTGCTTAGTTAATGCTAGTTGCTTGATTGCACTTTCTTGGCCTGCTAGTTCATCAGTAATATCATGGCTTAGTTTTGCAAAGGCTGGATCAGAAAGCTTGCGGCCTAATACTGGTGAAGTATCGTAAAGCTCAGATACCTTTTGCGTAATGAATCTGCGTCTTACTTCATCAGGATTTCGCTCTGCAATATCATCAGGCAAGCCAACTTGACGGCCTAATGCTCTGGATTGTGCTATTTGGTCTGGATTGAATTTGGTTGCAATCCCTGTGACGGTTGCCGCACGCTTTTTCTGCGTGGTGACTACGTTATTAATCGCAGAATCTAGCCGTGATAATGGGTCATCGTTTTTGGTAACTTCCCCTGTGGCTATATTGATTGCAGAATCTAAATCATCTAATGCCACGTTTTACCCCTTATTTGCTAAATTTGCTTTAATTGCTTTCAATTCTTCTGATGTTGGTGCGCGGCCTTTATTCTTTTCAAAGCGCTGTTTGATAGCATCATCGCTAGGGATAAACTTATTCGCATCAGGCGTGCCGTAAAACTCGTAAGCACGACCTTCTTTATCGTTGCTGTACCATGCACCACCTGGCACTTCGCCCTCAATCACCATGCGATCAATAATCTTTTGTCTAGCTTCTTCACCTAACGGCTTGCCTTGTTTTTTCTGCTCAGTGAGTACCGCATCACGGATAACGCTTTCAAACTTGTACTTGCTTGCATCTTTAATGCCTAACGAGCCAACGGTTAAGCTGATCTGCCCATCTAACGTGGTCACATCTTTTAATTCATCCGGCTTCTTAGCCTGCAAATCAATCAATTCTTCGCGCTTCTCTTTTGGAATCAGCCTGAAATCTTCTCTTAGATCACGGTTTCTAAATGCCGCAGGGTTGTCACGCGCTTGCTGACGAATGGCGTAGTAGTTTTCCCATGCCGCATCATTGTTCTGCTTATCACGTTTACTCTCTGCTCTATCTTGTGCAACACGGCCACGTTCTGCACGCTGATAGAGTTCATCATCAATAGAATCACGTTGCTGAGGGGTGAGCATGGACCATGTTTGTGCATCAACCCCTCTACGGCCTTTGCCTGAATCAATAGCAATGCCCCAAGCTCTATCAAAAGCCTGTTTTTGCGATTGTTGCATTGCTTCTTCTTGCTCTTTGTAGCGTGTTTTCACTTCATTGACGGCTAACTTCATACCATCTGCATCAGTTGCAAACTTCTCGCGCACCATTGCCAATGCTTCTGATTCACTTTTAGCTGTACCCATTGCCGTTGATACCTCACCAAATACTTTGACGTTACGCTCTGCCACTTCAAGGCTTTTATCAAACTGCCCTCGCGCGGCTGGTAGCATCTGAGCGCCATATTTATTCATGTACTCGCGTGCGCGTTCTGGATTGCCATCAATTATGTTTTGCAACATGCCAGAATGGTATTGGCTGGTGTATTTCAGCATATCCATCTGCGCTTTTTCAGGGGCATCACCGTTTTCAGCAGCTAATTTACTGACTGTTACCTGAATATTCCGTAAGGCATCTGTGGCTAATCCTGCATTGCTAGGGTCATCCAGTGATAATTTGATAGATGAATCAATAGACGCTAATGCGCCCTCTTGTTTAGCCGCACGTACTTGGCTATCTTGGTATTGTGATAGCGAATCTAGGGTTGAAAGCCTAACCCCACGCAACCGCTCAACATACAAACGCTGCTGGTTTGGTGTCATCTTCTCTGTGGCTTTACGCGCTGTTTCTTCCCACCACTTTTCGGCATCTTTAGCTAAGCCATCAGCCGCCAAACCTCTGCGAGTTCTCGCCTCAGTCTGAAACTGCATGTAAGCTTCGCGTGTCGCTACTTCTGCATTTAATGCTGTTGCTGTGTCCAGTTCTTCTTCACGCTTTTGTATGATTGCGCCAAAGTTATTTAAGCCTTGTGCAACTTTATTCATGTTGCCTGCTTGCGTCATTCCAGCAAATAATTCAGGCGAGGCAATAGATGATTGTTGCGCATTAGGCAATGCACGTGTTTGTTGAACGTTATTATCGTAGGTAGGAACGGTAGGCATTAGGCAAACACCGAACTAGATACACCAGCGCTATTGTTGGTGGTAAATGATGACGCTTTCGGTGCGCTCATTGCATACCACTTGCTAGCAACAACTCCAGTGGCTGGATTTGTCATAATAGATGTTGCGCCAGATAACAAAGGATTTTGAGCGTCAGCGGTCGCTTTGAGCATATTAGAATTTGAAGATGCATTTTGACCTTGCACGCGATAGCCCCATGCTTCACGGTTTGCGTTATCACGTACAGTTAAAGCATCCTGCTCACCCATCCAATCAGTATCAGATAGAATCTGTAAGGCTGAACCTTCTGAAATGTCTAGTCCATTAGCCGCCAATCTAGCTGTTTGGCTGCCTTTCATCATGGCCGTTTTGCGTCTTTGCTGTTCTTCCGCTACTTGACCACGCTTAATAGCATCTTGCGCTTGATATTCAGCAGTAATGGCATTGTTTTGAGCTACCTGAGATTGATACTCCATTGAAGCTTTCGCAGAAGCACTTTGCTGATATGCGCCCATAGCACCAAAAGCCACACTACCTACGGCCATCGCTGTTACTAAATCACACATAATTAAGCCCTTAATTCAAATCTATAAAACGGATAGCCTTTAATGCCATATGGCTCAGCCTTAAAAAAGGTAAAGCCCATTAACTTAAGCCATCTGATGGTTTTCTTATTGCGAACATCACACCAGTTGGTTAGCACAGGCGATACACTTAACATAGCTTTAATATACTCTTGGCTATGCCTGATAAACGCACCCTTGTTTTTGGCAATCAGGTCTGTGCCTAGCATCCATATCAGTGAGGTATCAGATAGCAAACCAAGTGGATGCATCCCAAATAGGCACACAAATTCACCATCTGCATAGATGGCCCACTTGTACTTTGATTTGTTGTAAGAAAGCTGAATCGCTTTTTGATAGTCACCATGTGAAGCCTCTAGCTCTTGCTTATCATCATGGCGAATGTTGGCAATGAGTAAATCAACATCAACTTGCGTAGGCACTCTAAGCTCAACCTGCAACGAATCTTTAGCCACCTAGTGCCACTTCCATTACCATGCTTAAAATTGTCACTGGCAAAGGGTCTGTTTGCTGAATCACCACTCGACCGCTACTGTTCCAATTCGGCTTGATTGGTATATCAAGCTCGTCTGTGATCCAGTTTGGCGGTGAACCGTAAGGCTCAATTGTTCTTTGCTTGAATTGCACTAGATTATCAGTGTCATAGCCGACCATCAGGCCACTTGTACGATAGACGCGCAAGCAGGTTTCATTGATGTTCTTCACCATGCCTTGCCCAAGCGCAGGGCCTTCAAAGCTTACCGGTAATGTTTTAATCCGTGATGTAATAGATAGGCCAACATGGACCAATGTGGCTGATTGAGGCAAGGTGATTTGCCCATTCTCTACCGTTAAGTTTTTGACTACCGCACCATTTGATAGAGCTACTACGGTTTTACCTTCGAGGTGATGCAAGCCCTTAATCACAGTAGCCGCAGTTCCGCTATAAGTTAAGCCAGAATCTACAATAAAACTTTCTTCTAAGGTATCAACTAACCTATCTGATAAACGCTCGATATAGCGCACCACTTCATCATCAATGGTCCGTTTAATTGACGCATAAAGCACATCACGCCCATTTTCATTGACGGCAGCAATGGATTCAAACAAGCCATCAGTTTCATGCTGATGCCATGCAAATACTTTTTGCTCAGGCATATAAGTAATGCCTAGCAACTTACCATCGTTACGCACTACCCACACCACTGGCACAGGCGTTCTTGTTAAGCACATATCAACAATGGTAAAACCATCAAACAAGTGAGGCGCAATCAATGACAAATCGTTTGATTTAAAGCCACTGACTTCAAAGTTATAAGCCAAATCATGTAAGCGACCAGACTGCGCACGCACATAAATGCCACTATTATTCACTACGACTGGCTGAACATCGGTGCAACCATTGTAAGACTGTGGCCTCACTGTCACGGATGATGGCGTTAATGCATCACTGTTTTGCGTGCTAATCTTCCATTCACCGCCACTGGTGAGTATGAGCAATTCGGTTAATGGCACAATATTTCTAATGCGCTGCACTTCACGTGAAACAATGCGCAATGAAATCGCATCATCATCTTGTGTTGGAATTGAATAGTTAAGATTGGATTCTGTCGCTGAGCGTGTCATCCATAGATTCTGTGGCTTGTTATTAGTACCGCCAAAGCACCTGCGTTGTTCAAAGTAAGATACTGCGCCAGGATAGTTATTTGCACCGCTAAATGGGTTTTCTGCTTCAGGTGGTGTCCGTGTTACATCAGCAATGATATTGTCATCTACAAACGCCGTGCCAGATGCTTGACCAATATATCCAAATAGACCATTCTTCTCTTTGTAAACGTTGTATCGAATCGCACCAGTGACCGCAGTCCATGTGATTGTATTTTTGTTGCCTGCGGTTGCAAGGTTATTGGTTATATCATCAGCTGTTGATGCCACTGATTCCTCTAGTGCCTCGTCTGAGATAGCCGTTACCACGTAGTTATAAACCACACTACCTGAGCCTGTGGTCGCTGTTGCCGTCACGCCAGTTGGTGCGCTAATGCTAGGAATAAAACTAATGTTTGTTAACGTAAATGTGGTGGATGTGGTTCTATCCAACTCAGCAGGTGGATAGCTAGGATGCACTAAAGTTAAAGTATCAGCCGATTGCACATAATGAATATTGAACAAGTCAGCTTCAAGGTAAGGTGAGGAAATCTCATATACCTCAGCGATTGTGCCGCCTGATACATAGGCAGTCATGCCAGTGGTGTCAATGTAATTGCCACGTAAATCTTTAAGTTTAAAGGTGTTCGTGCCTGCATTAACGTCTGAAACCACCACATAGCGACCATTCAATTCAGCCATGCCTGTAATACCAGATAAATAAAACCATGTGCCATTAGCAGGGTCTGTGCCTGAATAGGTCAATACCCCTTCGGTTGCTTGCGTAATTGCACTGATATTTAGACCAGTTTTAAGTAGCGTACCGCCATTGGTATGAAATCGAATGTATTGATCGCCAAACTCTAATATGTAGGTTTGCTCTGTACTGAAGGCAAACTCAATAAGATTGGCTTTTTTGTCTTGATGCTTAGTTTGCAGAATGTAGCTAAACCCGGCGCGATTCTGTGCTGGACCATGCGGTAATATCACAAAATTTAAGCACTCTGCTAAGCCTGATTGATACTTATCTAAGTCAATACGACCAAATAATTCAGGCGCTATTTCGCCGCCTACGAAGCTACGCTGGATGGTTTTGGTTGATGGCATTACTAACCCCTGAGAATGCGACCATCAGCGTCATAAACACTGCGCTGATCTGATACGCCATAGTCTTGAATCCAACCAGGCACATGCGTTTTTTGCGCATCGTAGTTGCGTGCTGCCGCATCTTTTCCAGCCGCAACATTAAGCATCTGCATGGCCTTGTTATACATGGCATCGGCAATCTTCATGCCTGTATCGCCTTTAATCAGTGAGCCTGCCAAAAAGCTTGCCAGCATAAATGACAATGTATTGATAAACAGCGGTGTGAATTTAGTGGTATCAGTAATCAATGAAATGTATTTGAGCGTAGCATTCTCGACATTGGTGTATAAAACCAACTGACCAAGCTCATTTGTTTCAATGATGAACGGTTGCTGATCTGCTTCGCTATTGGTTTGCTCTGGATAAACGGCAAGCGCACGAATATAGTTTGATGGCACTGCATAGGTGAACGCCCATGCATCAGGTGCTACATCACTGGTTGCCGCCAAGCTAATACGTTTAGTGGCAAAGTTCCAAGCATGCAATTCAAGCAAGTTATCACGCGCAATCGGATAAAAACGCTTGGCTTGCTCTGCCTGTGCTGAACCTTCTGGTGGGTCTATGCTGGTGACTGTGGCAGAGTCGCCAAGCCTAGCTAACGCAAGATTTACAATATCAACGACTGAAGCCATGACAATCCTTTCAATTCTTACAAGGCAATCTCGCCTGAAATCACCTTGTAAGAAGGGCTAATGAAAGCCCTTCTCACGGTTATTACGCTTGCTGTGAGGCTTCTGCCAATGCCGCTTCTGCTTCTGAGATAGCGCCATTTAGCTTATCAACGCCCCAGTTTTTAGTTGCAGCGATACCCAAAGCTTTCGCTTTCTCGATCAATGCATCTTTCTCACCGTTATCAGCTTGCTGTGAGGCTTCTGAAGGCACATCTTTTAGCACCTTCATCCACTTACCAACTTTTACGTTGTCAGCAATTACAAACACATCGCCTTTGCGTCTTCGTTTGCCATCACAAAAACCTAATGCTAATGCTTCTACTTTTTTAGGCATCATCTACTCCTTAAATCGCGTCAGCGTAAGCTTTCCACTTTTGAACATCAGTGGTTAGGAACGCATTGATTGCACCTGCTGAAATAGCAGTTGTGCCAGTGACTTGAAGAATGCCTAAATAACGTTCGTAAGCATTGCCCTCCATTGGTAAAGCTACTGCAAACAGCACTGTGCCAGCCGCTAAAGTAGTGGTGTCTGATGTTGTGCTAGTTGCAAACTCAGGTGAGGTGAAATGCACGGTTGAAGTAGTTGTGCTAATTGATGCTGAATCATCAGAAGCCAGTTTGAATGCCACTGTGCCTGTTGATGCCGCAACTTCAATGCCTGTTGCTACTGTTGCCACTAAGTAAAGCGGTGAACCGTTACCAATATCACGCGCTTCGCTAATGTCAATTTGGCTACCAATCAAATACGTGCCAGCAGCGCCAGTATTTAAATTGACTGCATCTGCAAATTCTGTACGTTTGTCTAAAATCATGTTATTCCCCTTAAATTAAACGCCTGATTCAGTGTTGGTGATTGCATCAACGCGCTTGAATGGAACGCCCTCAAACATCGTTACATGCTTACCGCCTACGGTTTCCATCGTCAATGTAGAAGAAGCCACTTTGTTTGCAATTTGACGCTTCAAGAAGCTCAATGCTTTACGGTTGCCGTAGAACACTGGGCGGCATGATGAAAGTGATGGAATCAACTCAGTTGCTTGTGAAAGCAAATCAATCAAATCAGGACCAGCACTTGCGTTTTTGGTTAAATCTTCTGCGTCATAGTTGATACGCACTACATAACGCCAGTCACGCACTGATAGGCCGCAATCCCAACGATAGTGAGAGCGGTATGCTTCCATACGACCACCAGAACCATCCACGTTTTCAATGGTGACTTGGCCTTTGTCGTTCATTTGCAAGCCACCTTTTGAACCTTTTGGGTAAATGCCGTGAACCGTGTTAGCACCCCAGCCGATTAGCCAAATGCTTGAGTTGTCTGTGTTGTCTGGTGTATCAGCAGATGTGATGATGTTTTCACCATTTGCTGCAGATTGGTCATTGAAGCGTGGCGCAAAGCCAATAAACTCTTCAGGCGCATCAGCAGTACCGTAGAATAAGGTAGATGCAAATTCTTGGTTCATACCTTCAA